AAGTTCATTGATAACATTTAATAAAACTTCATTTGAATTAAAATTATTTAGTATTGTAATCTCAAACTCTAATCCTATATTAATGATATACGCATCTTTAATATTGATTGCATCTGTTAACATTCGATAATAATCTAAATATGTTTTTAGATTTTCCTTAACTGCTAAATTTAAATGAGTTAGTTGTTTAGATGAATTATATCCTAATACATATAGATTCATTGCTAAAGGATTTGCAATTCTCGATTCCACTAAGTCTTGTTGTATAATTTGATCGTCTGGAACAATATAAGCTTTTGACACAGATCCAAATTTTGCAGGCATTGAATATGAACGTACTATATAATCATCTCTTGTTACTAAACGATTTTGAGTTGCAAAATTAGATACTGTATTGTTTTTTATATCTTCCAATGTATCTGCAGTTTTTGCGCCATTGGCAGCA